TTTAGCTTTTTTACTGCTGTATTTTTTTTCTTCTTTTTCTTCTCCTTCAATATCTTCTTCTTCAGATTTTTTCTTTTTCTTTTTCTTAGCTTCTTCTAATTCGTCTTCTTCTTCACCATCTAATTCAGCAAGAATTTCAGATAAATCAAAATCTTCTTCTAATTCATCTTCCTCTTCTTCATCTTCAAAAAGATTAAAATCAGGATTTTCATTGTCAAATTCAGCACGAGCGCCTAAAAAACCTTCTTCCATTTCATCTTCCTCTTCTTCATCATAGCTTTCATACATTTCTTCTTCATCCATGTAATTATCTACGTTTTCTTCGAGTTCATCTTCTTCTTCCATTTCATCTTCTTCCATTTCTTGCAATTTGGCAGAGATCATAGATTGAAGTTTTGGTGCAAATGCTTCTTCAAGAGCAGCTTTTGCGTTTACCAATGCTGCTTCACGAACGGCTTTAGCGTCAGCAATGGCTTCTTTAAATAAATCTTTGTTTGTCATAAAATTTTTCCTTAAATTTGTTTTTGGAAATAAGCTTATTAATGAAGCTTAATAGTAGTTTTTAATTGCCGAGAAGCATAAGAAATGAGCATCTCATTGTGGCGGATGCTCATAAATATATGAGGAGGTAGGAAAACGCAAAGAAAAAGAAAAACTATTTAGAATTCTGTATTTTATTAGCTATTGAAGATAAAGTTTTTACTATTAATTCTTTATTTGATATTTCTGGATTTTGTTGTTTAAGTTTTTTATATAAAGATACTGCTTCTTTTATAGCAATAGCTAATGTAATAGTGCCACCAACAGCCATTCCTATAGCTCCTTGTGTAGTAGAATCTAATTCTTCTAAATAATTAGTACTTGATTGTCTGTTTTGTCCTGAATTAATTTTATCACCATTAACTTCTTTTAATTGGGATAAACCTGCTAGTTTTTGAAAGCGTTTTGCTTCTTGTATTTGGTTTTTCATTTCGTTTTATATTTTAATATAAATATCACAGATAGATGTTTTCTAAAATTCGTTGTTTAATTTTATTTTTTATAATAATATTAATAGGAGTTGAAGAATGTCTAAGAGGAAAATGCCTAAATTGTATAGATTCATTTAAAGTTTCACCTAATATTTCCATTCTTAATTGTATATGATTTTGAGATTTATAATCTATAACATCTTTATTAACTATCCAATATCTAAAATTTTCAGGATCAGTTATATATTCATATTGATCACCTAATATTAATAATAATTTTTTACTATATCTAGATTTATCATTATATATAGTATCATGACCAGAACTTAATGAAGTAAATAAAATTATTTTTATGTTAGGTTTAGTTTGAAGAAAATTTTTAGTTATACTAAAACTAGAACCAACAACTCTAAGAAAATTTTTATCATTACGTTCATTTTCAGGAGTTGATTCATCCCAATTCCAACTCCGTTCATAATAATCTTTTATTAAATTTTTATCAATCTTATTAGGTAATTTTGATAAGTCACTACCAAAACGTCTTACAAAAGTAAATATAACTTTAATATTATCTTCGTAAGCTATATATTTATTTTCATTTATTTTTTCAATATATTTTAAAGGCATATCATAATATTCTTGCATTTCATCAAGAATTTGTTTTTGATATGCTTTATAAAACTTTCTAATTTGTTGGTGATTCATAAAGAAGAAATAATTTTATAAATTCCTATTATATTTTATATTTTTAACATAAAGGACAAGCACCCGTGGTAGTGCAAATTATTTCGGTTAATAATGAATTTATTTTACTATAATCATTAAATGGTTTGTATTTTTTACCTTCAGATAATGTCATATAAGCATTTGGTGTTGAAGGAACACTTACAAGATCCCAACAAAGTAAGTCAAAATCATCTTGTACTTCAACAGTTTCACCCATTTGTTTAACTGAACCCATACCACGAGATGATATACCTAAAGGAATACCTGCTGATATAATTTCTTGAGCAATTTTGCCTGATGGAGTATTTAATAATTCTAATTCACCCATTAAATTATCACCTTCCCACCATATTTTTTTAATATTATGAGATACATTATTTAAATTTACAACAGATGAATCTGGATGATCTAATTCACCCATAGCTGTATTTGATTTTATAGGGCCTTCTAGATATTTTTGAGCTTCACGTTGTAATACTTCTTTAGGATATACACGACCATTACCATTTTTAACTTCAGCTTCTTGTAGTTTGCCTTTAATACGCATTCTACCATTAGAAGACATTTTAGACTCACAAATGGTTAGTTTAGCAACGTTAAACGGTGTATGATCAATAAGTAATTTTTTCATATAATGTATTAGTTATTATAAGGTCCAGCAGAACCATAATCTTTTTCATCTTGATAACTCATATTATCGCCACTAAAACTATTACCTATTTCCATTATTACTTCGTCGATTAATTCTGATAAACGTTGGTGACTAATTTTTGCCTCTTTCATTACTACTTTTTTGGTTTTTTCACCAGTAGCATCCATTTTTTTAACACCACGAGTAGATTTAGCTACTAAAGATTGTGTATTAGTTTTTTCACCTTTAACTGTTTCTTTTTTAGCTTTATTAGTATCGGCTTTAGCATCTTCAAATCCTTTAATAGGTTTCATTCCACGTGCTTTATCAACCCAATTATCTTTTTCAACAAATTTCATTTGATGATCTTCAGGTTTTGAAGAATCCATTGTTTCAGGAACATAACCTCTAATACCAGTTAATTTAAATAACGTGTAATAGTTAGGATGTTTTTGTAAGTTTTTTATTACAATTTTTTGTATATCAGCGTATGATTTATCTGGCTCACAGATATGTTCAATATTGATACCTGTTTTTACTTCTTGCCAATTAGCCTTTTGATCTTCTGTAAAATATTTATATTGTTCTTCACCACTACTACCTTTAATTTCTTTAGATACTTTTTCAGTAAATTTACCACTATTATCTTGTGATTTTTTATCAGCTAAAGCTTCACGTAATGATTCAGAAGTAGAAATAGCACCTAAACCTACAGCTTTTGCTACATCATCTTCGCTTATACCTAATTTATTAGCTACATCTGCAAATGATGCATTAGGATCATTATCTTTTAAATCATTATATTCATCAACAATTTGTTCAGCAGTATAATCTTCATATAAACCAATAACAGGACCAGCAGATCTTTCATAAGTAACAGCAGTATTACTAGGTGTACCTTCAAAAGGACTGCTTTCAGTTAATATTCTTTTATTTTTAAGAATTTTAATTGAATCTTCAAAAGATGTAACATTAGTAACATATTGAGGAAAAGTCATACGCAAACTTTTCATAAAGTTTGGTTTAGATATTCTGCCTTCTTTTAGATCAATGTATTGGTTTTGTATTGGTTTCATATGTATAAATATTATTTCCCTTGTCCTCTATAGTTAGATTCTCGGCGATCGTGTTTATTTTTATGTTTTTTTACTTTACCTTTTTTCTTTGTATTTAAGGTTATTTTTGTTGAGTTTGAAACTGCCATTTTATTTTAAATTTTGAATTTTAGTATTTAATGATTCTACCATTTCAGCAATAGTAGAAACTGTTTGTGCTGTGCGGTTCCAATAACCTACACCACCTTCACTTTCACTTAATTCTTGTTTCATACGACCTGTATATTCAACAATACGTTCAATTTCATTAAGTTTACGTTTTACTTCACGCATTGCTTTATGTAATTGTTCTTGTTTACTTCTGAGTTTAACTTCGTTTTTGAATTGTCCGTATGATACTTCGTTTAGTAATTCTTTTTTAACTAGTTTTTCAATAGTTTCGTATAAATTTTCTTCTAAACCTGGATTTCCGATAAAAGTTACACCTTTTTTATTAGTTGTAATATTAGCATCAGATTGAACCCAAGTAACACCATTTAGTTTTACAAGTTTATTACTTTTAACAGAATTTTTTAACCACCCATATACCATAGATTTTTTATTTTGCATTTGAGTATTATTTGGTTCATAATCAAATACTTTATTACATATTTCTTCAATACGTTTAGCTAAAGCTAATTTAAATCTATCTCCTTTAGGTTCCATTAAAGCCAATTGAGCTTTAGGATTAACATATAAAACACCATTTATAATTCTAAAAAATTTTTCTTCACTATTATCCATAAATGGAGTTAATAATTCTTTAGGAAAAGGAAGTGCAGGAATTACTTTGCGTTTACCTTTTGCTACGTCTTTAAATTGAGCGAAAGGTGCTGCGTATGTTGATCCTTTTTTAGATGATTGACCTCCACCAAGAGGTGTTGCTTCGTAAATATTTTTCATTTCATTAGTTTTATAATAATTATCTCCTGTAAGTTTTCTATCAGATGGACTTGGTAAATCCGAAGGTGATTTAGCTCCCCATGGAGAGGCTTTATCATAATCACTTTCGTTATATATTTTTCTTTTTGATTTTTTACCCCAAAGTGATTTATAATCTTTTACTTTAGAGTCACTAGGCATACTTGTTTTAACTTTTTTAAAACCTAATCGTTCAGCTTCTTTAGTAGCATTATTATCACCTTTACCTTTATGAACCCAATATGGAGTTTGTATTTCACCAGCACCTACACCTAAAGCACCAGTACCAGACATTTCGTCTAGTTCTTTAGTGATTATTCGTCTAAGATATTCTTTTAATTTACTCTCATCCATTATTTTATAGATTTAAGTTCTTTAATAAGTTGATGATATTGTAAAAGTGAAATTATGTTTTCATCTTTTACGTTTTGATTTTTATCTAATGGTTGAAGAAAATTAATTACTTCTTTTAATTTAATCTGAGTGGTCTTATCTTCTATTGATGGTAATGCTATTGTTAATGTTTTTTTAACAAAATCATATTGATCATTGATAAATTCTCTTAATTTAACTGTATTAGATATATTGTTTATATATTCTTTTAATATTGTTTTTTGAGTAGGTAATAATACAGTATATTTTTCGTTGAATTTTTCTAATAATATTTTGTAAGTTAATATACGAGTACCTGAGTCCATTTTACTGTATTCTTCTAATACACGATTTTTAACTTCTTCAACATCAACTTCTTTACGAGTTATATGTTCAAGCAATGTTACTCTATTATCTATAATTTGAGATGGTTCAATAAATTCAGATGAATTTTGAGCCTCAATCAAATTATATGCAGCAGCATATTGTAAATAATTATTAATTTTAGCTTTAAAGAAATCATCAATATTATAATGTTCACGAATTTCTTTAATAAGATTATATTTTTCCTTACGTAATGTAGATTTATTTAATCTAGAAGATAAAGAAACAGTAGTATTAATTAATGATTCAGCTTTATTTTCATTTAGAGCTTTAGAATTAATTAATGCCTGGTATATTTTATGTTCTTTTACTAATTCAGTTTTGTTAAAATATTTTTTAACAATATTGATAGCCGCTGAATCTTTGCCAGATACTGTGTCGGAAGCAATTTGTCTAACAAGTAGTTCGAATATTATACCGGTATTTTTATACTTCGAATGCTTAATTTTATTCATGAATATATGTTTATATTTCTATAAAACTGTTTGTTCTTAATAGAATATACTATCTATAAATATGTGATTATTATATGCCCTTAATATTTTTCTCATCAAGTAACGAAGATTCCTGTTCAAATACAAGTTTTTTACGGAAATCTTTAGGTATACTATTTATAACATTTTTATATTTTTGAACTTCAGCTAAAGCTAATGGTGAACCACCTTTTGGTGTACCTTCATCTTCAGTTGGAATATTAGCAGTATATAGAGTATTATTATCTCTTTTACCTGTTCTATCCTTACCTAATGGATCTTTTTGAGTACCTAAAATAGATGTTTTTTCTTTAGGACGACCAACATCACGTTTTTCATCATATCCTGGAGGTATAGATCCGTTTTGACCCATTCTACCAGCACCATATAATGAGGCTAAATCGTGTGGTGTACCATATGATTTACCTGTTTTAGCTGGGTCGTTACCTTCATTTTCAATTTGTGCTAAACGGAATGTACGTTTTTTATCTTCAATAACTAAGTCACGATATTCATCATATTCATCTTCACTAAACTGGAATATATTATCATAGATCCAATCAGATGGCATTAAATTTAAATCTTGAATATTTTTAGCTAAGTCTACTTTTTCTTTCCATAATGCTACCTTTTCTTGTTCAAATATGATTGATGGAGTAGTTAAAGATAAATCAAAATTAGTTAATGAAGCACCATCATAACCCTGAACGTATAAATGTACTAAAGCTATTTTATATAATTCTGAAAGTATAATACGTTGTAAACGTTCAACAGTACGAGCAAAACGGATATCTTCTGCTGCTAATGTAGCTTTACCTTGTAAATCTTTTTCAAATCCAAAAAACGCTTTTGGTACTTTAAGTGCAGCTAACATTTCATCACGTAAGAAATTTACGTCATCAATTGCGTTATATTCTAGACCTTTTAATGTATCGATTTTAGTTGCAGAACGTTCACCACGAGTTGGAAGATAAAAATCTTCCATAACATTCATAGCATTATATCTTAAGTTATATTCACCAGTTTGTTGATCGATATAAGGTGTTTTTTTAGTTTTCTGCATTAATTTCTGCATGTAAGCATCTACCTCATGAGGTGGAATATTACCTACATCAACAGTAAATACACGTTTTTCAGGTGCACGAGTGATACGATGTAATAACATCGCGTCTTTCATTAATACATATTGTTTATATGTTTTACGAGCTGGTTCAATATAAGCTCTACCATATGGAAGATAATTAGCGTCTGTTAATAATCTAAAGTGAGCAATTTCATAATTTTCAAATTTGATTTTACCATCTCTATCTTTAACACGAGATGATATACCACCAGCAGCAATAACCATTGGATCTATTCTGAAACATACTGATGAAGGATTAGCTGGATCTTGTCCTTCTTCGCGTACCATATCATATACTGATAATGGTGTTACATTATATATGCCAAATTTTTCTGCAATCTCTAAGTGTAAATAAAAATCACCATATTTACACATCATACGAGTCCATAACCAAAGATTAAACTCAATATTTAAAACATCATAAAATAAATTATATAATATTCTTTGAATATTTTCGTCTGCACTTCTAATATGTAATACTTCTCCTACTTCGTTTTTTAAAGTTGCTTCATCAGCAATTATATCTAATGCAGAAGCAATAATAGTTTCAGTATCCATTGCTTCATAATCAGTGTATAATTGAATACGAAGTGTTTGATAATTCATCGTAGGATTATATGGCATATTAGCGCCATAACGATGAAGTTTAGTAAATCTATCTATTAATGCGTTAGTTTTAACGTTACCAAATGCTTGTATTCTGTCAACGTCTACAACTTTTAATTGATCACCACCAATATTTCTCACGATCACATCCGTACTAAACAAGCGAGCTAATCTAGTAAACAGACCAGGAGTATTATTATTTAATTCTGCCATATTATAATTATATTAATAAATATTTATTGTTTATAATACCCATGAGAAATCCTCAAACCCACCACGAGTATCATTAACCAAATATGGATTTGGGTTACCATTTGGTAATATTGATGGTTGATAAGTATTACTTATTGTATTTGTTACTCTAACAATACCATCAACTGCTGCTCTAGATAAATTTAAACCTTGTTCGTAAAATTTCATTGCTGTATCTCTTGTAAATAAACCAATTCCTAAAGACATTACCAAATCATCATTATAACCATTTTGAGCTTGTGCTTTACCATTTTGCCAAATAAATACTCTTAATTCTTCTAATAATCGTTTTGAATGAAATGTAAACTGTCTTTCTCGAATATACGATTCCATTTTAGAGATAACAAGCGGTCTTGTCTTTATTGATGTAGTAAAACCAGGAACTTTTTGATCAGATTCCATTTTAACCATCCATTTATCTATGTTTAATTCACCATATGAGCGAGGTGAATAATATAAATTTTGATATCCTTTTTCAAGAATAGTATTAATAACATCCCACCCCACGTTAGCATTTTCAACTACAAGTAATGCATTATTATATTCAGTTGCTACTGATACTAGCATATTTCCATATGTTCTAGTATCAATTTGTGATTTATACTCAGCCACTTGTTCACAAGAAGTAGCATCAATAACATGGAATGCAGAATAATCAGCTCCATCACCTCGTGCTACGTCAGCACATACAACATATTGTTTAGTATAATCAGGATATTGCCATATCCAAAAATCATTACCCATAAAACGACGTTCTATAGGATCTTGAATATATGTTTCTTCATAGAAAGATAATATATCTGGTTCTACTACTGAATTTCCTGAGCCTAAAAAGTCACAGTTATATTCTTGAGCAAATTCACGAGGTGACATATTTGAACGTTCTCGTTGTTCCCAAGCTTCATCTCTATCAGGATGTAGATCCCAAGGTAATTTGATTGCTTTAAAATCATTTCTGCCTATTTCAGCTTCAGTATACATTTTATGAAACCAATTACCTACACCGTTTGGTGATGATAATGCTATAATACCACCACCTGTAGCAATAGTTGGTTTAATACTTGTGTATATTTTATCAATACCTTCAATGAATGCAGCCTCATCTACTATTAGTAATGATACTGCGTATGATCGACCAGCATCGGATGCTGCTGATGTTGCTACAATTTGTGATCCATTTGCTAGTTTTAATGATAATTTATTATCTGATATTGGTTTTTGATTACCTCGAAACCATGATGGTAAGTTGTTATACATGAATTGTACTTTTTCAACCATACCTTTTGCAGTTTCTTGTTTAGTAGCAATACATAATACTGTTTTATCTTTATTGAATAACATTTTATGTAATGAAATACCTGCTGTTAAAGTAGATATACCAAGCTGTCTAGATTTATTTATAATGCTAAATCTATTATCGTTGATTTCTTTTAGTACTGTTTCCTGAAACGGATATAGATGGAATAAAACTCTTCCTTTTATTGGGTGTGATATATAGGCATACTTACGAAAAAAATAAATAGGATCTTTAGCGCATTTAATATACTCTTGTTTTATTATCTCCTTTATATTAGTTTGTTGGTCTGCCATATATATAAATATACAAAGATTGCCTAGTCTTACGGGACTAAGCAATCACCTGTATCTCCGGGAGAAGAGAATATTTTTTTATTTTTTAATACCTGCGTAATATTGTAGTTTACTTATAGTCCATTCATCTAATTCTTCAGGTTCCGGTACATCAGCTTTACCAATAACATCTTCTTCATCTTCAACATATCCTGGTTCACGTTTTTGTAAGTATTTAGATGATGTTATTAAATCTTCTAAACGTTTTTCTAATTTAGCTTTTAAATCTATTAAACGTTGTACTTCAGTTGTTGATTTACCTGATAAATCATCATGGCCTCTACTTAGTTTTTTATTTTTTAATATATCACTTTTAATAGCTGATATACGATTTTTTAAATCACCAGCTAACATAAATGCTTGATAATCTTCATCAGATATAGTAGAAACTTTTTTATTTGCTTTTTGTACATCTTCTGGTTCTGGTTCGATTTCTGAATCGAGTTCATCACTATCAGGTGTTACTGGTTTGTTTATAACTTTTTTACCTACAAAGAAGTCTTCAGCACCTACTGGAGTATTATCATCCATCTCGTCATCTGCCATTCTTTGGAATTGTTGTTTTTTACCTGCTGTTGATACTAATATTCCCGCTTTAATTAAATCTTTCCAATATTCTGCTATTCGTGGTTGAGGTAGATTAAATTTTCTTTTAGCTGTAGTTGTAGTATCAGATTCACCGTTTGCTTTTACATCATCGATGATTCCTTTATACCATAACATTATTTTATCAGATTGTTTAGGCAAAGCTTTTAACATAGACTCATCATAATCATCAGCTACTTTAAAAAGTAAAGGTGTACGAGCCATTTCTCCTAAATTGCTTTTAGACAATTCAGCTGCTTTTTTATCTAAAGCTGCTTTTTGTAATTTTATAGCATTTAACTCAGCTGTTTTAGCAGCGTTGTCTGCAGCCATATCTTCTTCTAATACTTCTAAAATAGCTTCATGAATAAGATTACGTAGATTTGATTTTTTCATTTATTTTGTTTTATTATAGTGTTTACAATATG